CAACAAAGAACGCCTACGCTGTTTAGGTTTCTGCACGAAATCTAACGACGTTGAACGCTTCGAAACGATCGAAGAGGCGCGGGAGTATTGCGAGAACACCCTATTTTTTGAACGCAATGAAGTCAAATTCTGGTCTTAATCCCACCGCCATGACCCCAAAAGAAACCATCCAAGGCGTGATATTTTTCGTTTGCGCCGTACTTTTCAGCCTGTTATTAATGAGTTTTTAAACCAACAAATCATGAAAATCTTAACCACCGCCGCCTACCGCAAGCTTGTAAACCTTTGCGATTCCCTTTCCACGAAATTGTACAACGAGAAAACCACCACGTCTCTTCTGCTCCACGAAAATTTTGAACTGCAAAAACGGGTGAAAGAATTGGAAAAGAAGTTAGACCGTAGCCACCAAAAGCGCGATGCCAAAGGCTTATTTCTGCCGAATGTCGAAACGCTGGCGAAGATTCAAGCCACGCTTAACGCCCCGATGGATGCAACCGTAAAAGTGTCGGGTGAGCAAAGTAAGTTGCTTGCGTTGTTGTACCATGTTAAAAAGGCCGTGCTATGAAAGCTGATCAACTCGATCCGTACTACACCGACCGCACCACCCGACAACTTGCAGAGGCAGATGGCTGTTTTACCTTCCTTTTTCGAGGGTTCCGCTATGCCTTTCTATTAATCGCAATCGGGTGCTTTGTCGGAGGGTTTACCAACCCTGCGCAGTTTTATTTGTCGGGGGTGTGCTTGCTGATTTTTTTGATGCTTTTTCTGCAAAATAATTATGAAAAAGCTAGGAAATAGAAATAAATTAACTATATTTGATAGATGAAACCCACCCTACAAGCCGAAACACGCCAAAAAATGGCTGAAATCGGGCAGGAGATAACCCGCCTGCGTAAAGAAAAGGGGCTGAAATTCTACTCCACGAAAATGAATTACGGTGTTTACGAACACCAAACGCGGGGAGTGATGGCTGGCGATAAAAGTTACACGATACAAACCCTGCTGTTAATACTATCTGAATTGAATTACACCATAACCATAACACCAAAACCATGAAAACAATTTCCAACCAATTAATCAGAAAATTCGCCCCCTGCTATGACCCATCAGAGGTCGTACAGGATGAAACCGAAGAGCTGCCTGTTGATGAATGGGTGGCGAAGTACAGAAATGCCGTGAAAGTTAAAGCCGATATAGTGTGGCTTTTGTGCAGAAAAGAGTTTATGAATAACAGAGATTTGCGACTTTTCGCCGTCTGGTGCGCCCGCGAAGCGTTGAAACTAGTCGAAAACCCCGACCCGCGAAGCATCGGGGCTTGCAATGTAGCCGAAAGATTTGCAAGCGGAGAGGCTACGCAAGAAGAGTTGGCTGCTGCTAGGGCTGCTTTGGCTGATGCTGATTCTGCTGCTAGGGCTGCTAGGGCTGCTTCTGATGCTGCTGCTGCTTGTGATGCACAGATTGACAAACTATTAACCTATTTTTAAAACCATGAAAACAGAAAAAATTAAATTTGAAGCCTTGTCCGCAAAGGTTGAAACCTTCGGAGGTGCGGTACAAGTGAGCGCAGAAGTAGAGTTAGCCGACTTATTCGGGCTCTTCACGTGGGCAGATATTCGCGAATATTTTGAAGAAAGTATTGAAGATGAAATTCTGCAAGAAAGAAACAAGGCCTACGATGAAGGCTACGAGGAAGGTAAAGAGTTTTACTCAGATTACGCAGATTGGTTAGCACACAAGAGATATGTAATTGATTCACGATACTAAAACCAAAACAAATGAGCAATGCCCGAAGCAGCAAGAAGGCAAAAAAATCAAAACCATGAATCAGTTAGTACAAGTTATCGAAGAGAGCGGGTTGGACAAAACCAAAGCTCAGGTGTTGTTGGAAAACTTCTCAAATTATTTTGAGATAGCCGCAGACTGGGAAAAGAAAGCCAGTGCACTCGTTGTAAACGACGTCAGCCAAAAGGCTGAAATGAAAATGGCGCGTGAGGGTCGTTTGTTTCTTAAGGAAAAGCGCGTGGCCGTTGAAAAAACAAGAAAATCCCTGAAGGAAAACGCCCTTCGTGAGGGACAGACCATCGACGCCATCGCAAAGATTCTCACAAACCTCATTGTGCCCATCGAATCGGACTTAGAGGCAAAAGAGAAGTTCGCAGAGATTCAGGAAGCACAGAGAAAGGAGGCCCTACGGGTAGCGAGGGACGAAGAAATGAGACCCTATTCAGAGTTCGTTGTTTACGGTATGGATTTGGGCTCTCTTTCAGAAGAAGACTATCAGAAGGTATTGGCTGGCGCAAAATTGCAACTACGGGCAAAAGCCGAAGAGGAAGCAAGGGTAGAGGCCGAGAGAATCGCTAAGGCGAAGGCAGAGGCAGAAGAGCGCGAGAGAATCCGGGTTGAAAACGAGAAACTGAAGGCCGAGGCCATCGAGAGAGAAAAGCAACTTGCAGAAGAGCGGGCTAAAGCAGAAGCAATTGAAGAGGCTGCGCGTAAAGAAAGAGAGGCCGCAGAACAGAAATTAAGGGCAGAACAAGAGTCCGCGCGAATTGAAGCACAGCACGCGGCTCAAGAGCGGGCAAGGTTAGAGGATGAAATTAGGGCTAAAGAAGAGGCCGAAAAGAAAGCATTAGCCGAAGCCGAGGCGGCTAAAAAACAAGCAGAAAACGCATCGGACAATGAGCGGTTGTTATCGCTTGCCAATAAAATCAAGGAAATCGCATTCCCGGAAATCGAGCGGTTGAAATCGGAATCTGCAAAGGCGAGCATTGGCGCTCATGTTAAAGACCTTCTTTCTGTCATCTATCACTACGCAAAATAAAAACCACACTATTAACCAATAATAATTACGACAAATGACACTCATTAGAAAGCAGTTTGAACTCGACGTGCAAACGAAAATCAAAGCCCTTGTGTACGGACAAGCGGGGACGGGAAAGACTACCGTAGCCCTGTCAGCCCCCAAACCCCTGTTGTTCGACTTCGACGGAGGTGTACACCGTGTGAACTTCGCCCACCTTGCAGGGGTGGACACCGTGCAGATTTCCTCTTATCAGGACTTTCTCGACGTCCTGAAAGAAGACCTTACCCCTTACGAAACCCTTGTGATTGACACGGGTGGGAAGTGCCTCGATTACATGGCTGAGTATATCATCAAAAAAAACCCAAAACTTGGTAAGAGTAACGGAACCCTGACCCTTCAGGGCTACGGAGAGAGGAAAGCTGAATTTTCCGCTCTGGTGAGAAAAATCTCGATCATGGGAAAGCACATCCTTTTCGTGGCTCACCGTGAGACCAAGCAGGACGGTGACGACATGAGATATGTTCCCTTATTTGGAGGTTCTAACTATGATAGTTTGGTTACCGAACTGGACTTAGTGGGTTATCTCGAAGCAAACGGAAGAAAGAGAGTTATCACCTTCGACCCCACCTCCCGGAACGACGGCAAAAATACCTGCAACCTGCCTTCGCAGATGGAAATACCTGTAATCGTAGACCAAGAAGGCAACCCGATCGCACCCAACAACTTTTTTTCAGAGGCGATTATCAAACCGTACATCAAAAGGATTGAGGAGAGGAAAGAGCAGGGAATCAAGTACAATCGGGTGATTCAAGAACTCAAAGAGCAGATTGTGCTCATAACCGACGACCAGTCGGCTAATGATTTTGTAAGCAGGATAGACGCGTTCGACCATATCGGCTCCTCAAAGCTCATGGCCGCCAAGATGCTCAACGAGCAGTGCGCCAAGTTGGGTGTTTCGTACAACAAAAAAACAAAGAAGTATGAAAGCGCAGCCGTTACAGCCTAACTATCGCTTCTATGCCACACTTTTGGACGGGTATCAGGGCTACTTATGTAGCTCTGAACTCTACCAGAAGTTTTGGGGAAATTCTGAAGACCCTAAAAAGACCGAAGAAGAGTTCGAGAAAGAGCAGTTTCAGGGGCTCATTGACAGGATTAACCGGGTACCCATTGACAGCGAGCCCGCCGACCGGGGAACGTGCTTTAATGAAATCATTGATTGCCTGATAGAGAAGAAGAACTCAGAAAAGGTGAAACTTGTAAGTAACAAGTTGTCTAACACCATCACGGCTAGGTACAACAACCGCAATTTTGTTTTTTCTCTTCAGATGTGCAGGGAGGTGGCAGCATACTATCAGAACGCCATCCCACAGGTTCTAACTTCAGGGATGCTTAACACGAGATATGGCCTTGTAGAGCTCTATGGCTACATAGATGAACTTATGCCGACTTGCGTAATAGACATCAAAGTAAAGAGTAAATATGAGGCTTTCTCTTTCAAAAATAACTGGCAACATAGGGTTTACCCCTACTGTCTGAGAGAGCAGGGAATCATCATTGACGACTTTTATTATGACATCTATGTACTAGGCAAGGACAACGAGCTCAAAGAAGAGCATCAGGAGTTTTATCACTTCGTGCCCGAAAGAGACATCCCGGCTCTTATCACTCACTGTGAAGGCTTGATAGAATTCATAGAAACCAACCGGCACCTTATTACCGACAATAAGATTTTTAACCTTCAACAGCAAACAGCATGAACAAAGCAATTTTAATCGGACGGGTGGGCAAAGACCCAGAAACCCACGAATTCCAGACAGGAAAACTTGCCACTTTTTCGCTTGCCACCACCGAAAAATACACGGACAAAAGCGGTGAGAAGCAGGAATCAACCGAATGGCACAACATTATTGTAAATGGCAAACTTGCCGATATCGTTGAAAAGTACGTGAAGAAAGGTGATTTAGTTTACGTTGAGGGAAAAATCAAATATCAAGAGTACGAAGACAAAGCGGGGGTGAAAAAGACTTCAACACGGATTAACTGCCTTGCTTTGCAGATGCTTTCGTCAAAAGAACCTGCACAACCCACCCCGCAAACTTCAAGGCCGTACCAACCCGCTCCGAAGCCGAAACAAGAACCAGAACCTGAAGAGCAATCGGATTTACCATTTTAAAATCTTATAGATATGAGTATATTAGACAACATACGTTCGTTCGAGCTTGATAAAAACAGAAATAAACAATTTAGAATAAAGTCTGCGATTGTTTGGGGTATTCCAAAAAATGGACGCGGGCAATTTCCACTATTTTACATCTCAAAACAAAAATGGATGACCAAAGAAGAATTTGATTTGATTCTTGAAAAACTTGATATTTCAATGAGGCGATAATGAAACTGCACCTACT